CGCCCACGGATTAGGAATATCTTCAGGAGTAGGAAGCTCTACGTGAAGAACTTGAATCATATCCTCAGGTAAACCCAGAGCCCGGATGGTATCTACACACGTAAAAGGCTTAGGATCGCCTTTAAACGTACGGTCTCCGTCTGTAATAATAAATCCATCTACAATATCTTTAAGTAACTCAATTCTGAGTTCTAGGAGCTCTTTTTCGTCGAAATACAAAAAACAGTCAAACAGCATGACAACCTAAAGGCTGTCAGCATATTAGCGCTTAACGGCGGTATTGATTCCGCCAGAGGCGCGTAAAGCACTATCGCCATTAGTAGGGCGCCGCTTTGCCCGAGCTTCCTCGAGTAAAGACTCTTTCATACCGCGCACGTAATTATCCATCTCATCCTCAGCGGAAGGGTTACCCGTTAAAGCAGGAGGCATTGCACCGATAGTGGGGCTTTGTAAGCGGAGATTGTATTCAGATGGAGAGTCATATACGGTATCTAAATATTCTTGTGTGTCTGCAGCTTGCTCTTGATCGGAAAAAGCCCGGCCAAAAAAATCAGCGGCTTGGTTGAACGGGCTCCGCATTTTGTTTAAGAAGTCTTCTTCCTAATATACTCAGATGCTCGACGACGAGCTTCGCGTGCTTTAGCTGTATTAGGAACTTGAGTATTTACAGGTCTGTCGCCGCGTGTCGCACGCTTCTTGGCTTCGTCGGTAGCGCGACGTTCAGAAGGACTTAATGAAGCCCACGCGGCTTTAGGTAGATAACGTTCAGTCCTACCTTTTTCGCGAGCTAAATCAGCCATTACACGTATGACCCGCCAGCCTGCGTGGGCGAGCCCGTCATCCGGGACACAGTCGCAGATTTTAAAAGATCGTCTTTCGTAGCATCCAAAAGACGATTCCAAAGTGCCAAACGAGTGGCATCGGACGTGTCTTGATACAGCTCATCGAAGAGTTTTTCGGATGTAACTTCGTCGAGAACATCTTCCCGGAAGCTATCCTCTCCGCCTGAAAAAAGCTTGGCTAAATCAGAAGAACTGTAACTAGAGGCCATTACTTAGACTCCTTTTCGTACTCTTCACGAGTTTGCCAATCTTCCTTTCCCCAACGAGAAAGTCGGTTAGACGAAGACTTACCGCCTTCGTAACGGCCGCCCGCTTCTTTATAGTACTTAGTTGCGAGCTGCATCGCACGGGCGCTGTGCCCGCCTAATTTCTTACGTGCTCGGGCTTTTGCGCGAGCCCACTTTTCGGGATCTTTTTTCTTAGCGATCTCAGCCATTAGTAAAAAACGTATACGTGTTCAACAGTACTGATACCGCTAATAGAGGTTATGGAAACGGGTAAATGAACATCCGTGCGTATGTGCTGAAAAGTCATCGGGGTTCCAGGAGCATCCGCTAACGTAACCACCAAAGTCTTATCTGCGTTTTTATTAGCGTTTTCGACATAGATACCGCGGCAGGCAGCAAAATTGCTGTTAGTACCGGATGCGTTAACTAAAAAACCGCTTGCGTAGGGGAGTGAAGCACTAAAACCGTAATAACTGCCAAAAGCGCGAACGTCCATACTAAAAAATTTCCTTCAGCTCAGTTTAGACGATTCCTGGGCTTCTTCGATCAATCGATCTAAGTACCATGCGCATTTTTCCAAATCCTCCACGCCGTTTTTATGTTCTGTCCGCCAGAGATATTTGAGGCAAGCTCCGCGGCAATATGCTTTGAACCCTTCCGCCCCTAAGGCAGCCTTCAAAGCATCAATGCACTCGATAGCCCCTTGCGTATAGTGCTTAGGGTGATGCACAGCATCGTTTTCAGACAGGATTGAACCAAAAAATCGTTCCATTGCGGGATTCAATAAACTTTCGAAGTCTATATGCGTCGCCTCTATTGAGCGTCTGATACAAAATTCTTCCCTGGAGCTGGTATCCGACGGTCACAAAGGCAGCGCCTCCGCCAGCCACTTTAAACCAGACTTATTAGATGATCACAGTCTAACAAACTTCCATGAAGTTCTTTTAACTTTGGAGAATATTTGAGATCGTCGTGACGAATAAGGCCACTGGGGTGCAACTTATACACTCCGTTTTCTTTCCGCATGGGAACACAACGTCTATGTTCGTATCCTGAAGGGATATTCTCGAACGTAAGTCCAAGCGAACTACGATCCGCGATAGGCCAGTTTCGGATTCCAACCTTGGCGTAACTTTTCCCCGGATCGCAACTTTCAGAACGAATGTAAACCTCAGCATCGAATTGATCGAGAATCATCGCGCCGTAATACGGATTAGCCAGCTGGATAAAAAAATGAACTTCGCGATCAACGACTAAAAGCTTAGGGACCGTAAATCCCACACGGCCCCAGATACTAGGGGTCTCTCGCGACAACGAATACGAGTAGTAATTGTCAAAAGCAATTTTCTTATCTTCAAATAACTCATATCGAACAAAACCAGGCTCTAAGCCCATCTGAGCAAGACGCGGTTTCCAGCGAGCCCAATATGTAAAATTCTCCCAAAGAAGAACCATGTCGTTCTCCTGGTAAATATAGAAATCTGCGACTCTATTAAGGACAGCTAACGCTAGGTCAGTTTTATGAGCCCAGGTAAGATACCAATTTTCATATTCCGGAGAAGCGACTTTTATCTCAATAGTCTTATTTGAGACTGTTTCTAATATTTTCGCTAAATCCTCAACACAGTTTTGAGACTCGTAATCTACGTAAACATGAATACAAACATCGCAAACAAAATCATTGTACGCTTTTACAACATTTATAAGAGGATCTATCCTACTCAGAGGACTGTGCGCAGTTACAGCAACCCATATTTTTTTACCTTTCATATCAGGCTCGGCCGGGCCGAGAGCTTTTTGCACTGTAGTGTCTCCCACGGGGGCTGAATCAGTACTCAATTGAAAACTCCCCTCGGCGCTGTAAATACGCAATAAGCCAAGTGTATGCGTCTAAGAGGTCGTCATGCGCTGTGGCGCCGACGTTGATCAGCTGATCGAACAGAGCGTCGAACTTACGGTACTTGTTGAACGTGATTTTCTTATTTTCTAGCAAACCTAACGTTCCGCGGAAACGGGCGATTTTGTCTCCGCGAAAACCCTTGACTTCATGAATATGTAAGTTGCCTAGGTCCCTATCGTTAATCAAAACTCGCCGTAAGTCCGCCGCCAACGACGCTTGGTATGCTACAGACTCGACCACGAGGGTGATCGTGGAGTATGTCGGCATATATTGCCCGTCATGTTGCGTCAAAATGCCCCATTCGAGCAACATATCACACAGAAGGTCTATTTTTTCAAGATTTCCGATGGAACGACACTGGTGAGCATCGATTATGTAGTATTTATCCTTTAAACGCCCTCCTAACACAAAAGCTGTGTAGTCGCTGGTCTCGTTCTTGCTTGCTGAGAGGTCAATACCGACTGCGAGGCTGTCAAATTCAGTTACAACTTCTCCTTTAACGAGCAGATCGGGAGAAACGACCAGATCAGAGGTCATCACGGGCTGCTGTTGATACTGATAAGCAAAAGCCACGGGGTCTAGCTCTTTCTGACCTAACAAATAGTCAGCAGACCACTGTTCCGGCCAATAACTGACTGGTTCCCCCTTGTTATCGTACGTAATAGCCTCTTGCGTCACCTGTTTCCACCCTTTAGTGGGTACAAACATGGTTTTATGGATATCTAGAGGATGGAAACGAGTTCCAAGACAGATAGAACGCCCACCTTCGAAGATAATTGGTGCAATAACGGACGACCAGTTGTTATTCATCTCATCCCGGATAGCCGGGTTCTTAATATCCGCACTAGATTTAATAGGGTCATCTACGATAACTAGGTGTGCACGTTTAGACGTAATGGAACCTCGTAGACCGGCTGCCCTTAGAGTAAATTCTTCATCACCGATACGCGGAATACCTGCGTAATCGAAATCAATCGACCAACCGATGTCCGACTGCATGCCGGACTTCAACTGAACCCTCGGAAAGATCTTACGGAACTCAGGAGAGTCAATAAGCTGTCGAATAATTCGACTTTTGGGAATAGCAGTGGCGATGTTATACGAAACATAAATAATCTGTAACGGCCTCTGGGCGGTTGTATGCCTCCCAATAATCCATGCGGTAAATAAGTTAAGTACAGTAGACTTAGCGCTACCACGTGGGCTCAAAATATCAAGGTTAGGCCCTGCGATATCGAGTAAATACTTATTGGACTCTCCCGTTATTAGGTGGTGATGCCATTCCAGCATGTGCTTTGCCGGAGGTTTGTCCAAGATTGTGCAAAACGTCTGAAAATCATCAGCCGCTTTGGAGTAAAT